CAAATGGTATCATTTATAGTGTATGCATACAGTGCAACTAAAGAACTTTCAGGAAGTGTAAAATCTGCATTTAATAGACCATCAAGTTCTATTCGTGATTCTATAGATGTAGGTGATTTAGATAAAATCAAAAAAGAATTTGATGAAATAGTTTATAAATTATTAACTAAAATACAAAATGTTCCAGCTGGGTCTCAGTATGAAAGAATTAATACAAGAGCAATGAATGAAACTATATTAGAAACTGCTAATCAATTTAAAAATTTAGAAAAATTATTAAAATCTCCTGAATTAGCACAAATGAAAAGTATTTTTATGACAGCACATACTAATTTACAAGAACATAATTTTACTGATACACTAAAAGATTTAACAGCAGGATTTAAAGAATATAATGATTTTGTTGAAACATTACCACCTTTGGGACAATTTAAATTATTACTTTCACAATTAGATAAGTCAATTACTAATTCTAATCCTGCATTATCTATTCAAATTATTACAAATATAAAATCTTTACTTCCTACTAATGAAAGGATAAATAAGATGAGCACATTTGTTGATTCTGTAATATCTAGAGGATTACCATCACAACAACAACAAGGTCCAGTAGTATCTACAGGACGAAATGAATTAAAAGAATTAGAAGAAGAAGCATATAATTTAGTAAATACACCAAGACAACAACTTACACAAGAAGAAACTGATAAATTACAAGAAATTGAAGCAAGAATAGCATTATTAAAAGATAAAAATATACAAAAAATAGAAGAGGAATATTTGCGATTAAAGGCAATAAAACCATCTGAACAAACACAAAAATCTCATGATAAACGACTTAATGACTTAATTGTAAAATATAGAAATAGTATTAATTATAATCCAAGATATCCATTAGGACAAATTTATAGGTCTAGAGAAGATAGATATAATGAATATATAAGAAGGCGTGGTCAATATGATACTCAACAAGATTTTAAAGATGCAAATCAAGAATTTAAAACTGATATAGAGTATTTTAAAGGTAAGTCACCATTAGATATACAAAATGAAAAATTAAAATTAAGAGATATTCAATCACAAAAGGATAAAGAAGAAATATCATATTTAAATACACAAATTTTAAGATTTAAAAAATACAAAAAAGATATAGCGGATGAATATTATAATAATTATAATGAAATTAAAAAGACCTCTAAAAGTGCAAAAGAAGAGAAAGATGCCATAGATAAACTTAAAGATGAATTTGAAAAAACAATGAAAGAATTAGATGATAATATAGCATATCATGAAAATGAAAAAGATGTTATACAAAAACGAAATTTAACATCACAAATCAATCCTTCAGGAATGGGACTTAAAAAGCGTAGAGGACGTCCTAAAGGTTCAGGAGTGGTGAAGCCATTATCTGAACGCATTGATGAAACTAAAGGAATCAAACAAGGACATACTCATGTTCCTTTTGGTAAATATATTCTTAATAAAAATAAATTAGATTCTGACCAAGTATATTTTAAACATACTAAAGGATATGGTGTTAAAGGTTTTCCTGTTACTAAAGTTTCTAAAAAATTAGGACATGTATTACGCACTATAATTGGAGGAGGTGTTCCTAAGTTTGAAGAATTAAGCGGATTATCAGAACAAGAAAAAGAATATTTACATAAAATAGCAAATAAAGCCGGAATTATGGACAAATTATCCATCCCAGCACCATCAAAGGATAAACTAGAACAAGATATTCATCAATTTGAAGTGATGAAAGGTGAATTAATGAGTGGTAATGACTCGCCTGAAATGATTAAAAAATTCAAATTATTATTATTACGCCTTTCTAAGAACGGAACACTTCCAAAACGAGAAGCAAACGAACTTATGGAGGAATTAATTCAACTTGGATATTAATTTTTTATTTCCTTTTTTGCTTAATAATAAAAAATATATAAATTACTAAAATATCCAAATATCCAAAAATATTATAAAAAATGAAACTTACTATAGAAATAATAAATACTAAGAGGAAGTTTGAGAAAATGCAAAATTTTTGGATTTTTGGAATTAATAGAAAAAATATTATAAAGATTAAACAACTTTAATGTTTATAATGGCAACGCCTGCAGGTATATATAACTATCATCCAAAAGTGGATAATCCAAATAAAATATTTTATCAAATGGAATCAGGAGAATATCAACCACCTTTTTATTTTGGTGGTTCTCAAGTTCCAATAAATTTACATGTAGCTCATGGTTCGGGAATTAGAAAACCATACGAATGTTCAGTAGCAAATCGTAACATGACACCTGTAAAAGGTCATGGTTTTGGTTGTGGATTAAAAACAACAAGTAAAAAATCAGATAATATTAGACTAGCAAATTATATGTTTCATAAATGATTATAAAGACTTAAAAACAAATCTTATTATAATATATAATGTTCGTAATAGTAATGAATTCCACTAATATTGTTCAGGATGGTCTGAATAATAAACTAATATATAAATTTCCAAACTCAGTAGTATTAAAAGACAAATATGTTGCCGTTAGTAGTATTAGCATGTATTATTCATGGTTTAATATTACAAATTCATTAGGTAATAATAGATTTACATTCACATGGACTGCAGGAGCAGTTACAACCGTTTATACTGTAATATTACCTGACGGATTATGGGATATTCCAGCAATTAATAATTTTATTCAATTTTTTTGCATTCAAAATAGTTTATATTGGACTATTTTAGGAGTAAATTATTACCCTTTTGAATTATTAACTAATTTAAATAGATATGCTGTCCAACTTAATACTTATTATATTCCTACTTCTTTACCATCAGGGGCATCAATTCCTGCTGGTTTCCCTGGCTGGCCTGCTATCGCACAAAATCCAGTCGTGACATTCCCAGCAGGATTCAATTCAATTGTAGGATATCCAGCAGGATTTGCAAGTAATAGTAATAACCCATTAGCAGTATTTGGACCACCAACAGCATTAAACAATTATAATGCACGAGATACAACTACAAATACAATTTCATACCTTTCAAACACAGCACCAAATGTGCAACCAAATAGCAGTTTATTATTTAATATGTCAAATATTAATAATCCATATTCTCAACCAAGTGGTATTATTTACAGTCTTAACAGTAACGCACAAGTTGGAGAACTCATCAGTGAAAAACCACCAAATTTTATGTGGAACAAGATGATTGACGGGACATACAACGAATTAAGATTAACATTCTTAAGTCCTAATTTATCCCCTGTTGCTATTAATGACCCAAATATGACAATTTTATTGACTATTAGGGATAAAGATGAAGGTTATTTGGGAGGCAAATAATCATTATAAATATATAAAGATATAAATATTATATATATATAATGGACGAATCTTATATTAATAAACTTATTACTGATATTCAAAATGAAAGGAATAAACTATTTAATGATTTAAAAAATGATACAGAACTTAAAAAAGCAAATATGATTAATCAAAAATTAAGTTGTTTGGATACTATGCTTAAAGCAGTTTTTAAACTAAGAAATTTAAACATAAAAGAAAAACTAAAATTTGAATTATAATAATTAAAATATAATTAAAGAGGTAATTACTTTAATGCATAATGGTATATAATACAACAAAAATTGTAAAACTTCCGCATCATAATGCATCAAATTTAAGTGCTATATCCGCCAACTCAAAACATGGAATGAATTTCATTAAAGGTTCAGGAATATCTGGATGTGGTAATGGGTCTGTTCTGTTACGACAAGGTGGAGGAGGTGCTGGGTCATCATATCAAGATTTAGATGACTATATTCATACTACTGGAATTAATCCATATTCTCGGGCTAAATTAGGAGGTAGAGGATTATCAGATAAAATATCAGAAAAATTAAGTAAATTACAAATAGCACCACCAACAGGAACAAGAAAAAACATTGTAATGTCTATGTGAAATCGTATAAATATATTTTTTATGCTTATGTCTTTAATAAAAGACTTAAAGATAAATAAACTTTAATGAGTAATGTGTGATAAACTAGTATTTGACCTATCCCAAGAGGTAGAAGGAAGTCCTAATGTCTTTGTTCGCAAAGACTGGATTAACATTTTAGACAACCAAAATCAAAATTATTCAAACAATCAAAGTATCATTGATACTTCACAATTAAGTAACAGTAATAAATATATGTCCTATCGTGAGGCATATCTTGCTGTTCCATTACTTCTTACAATTGCCCAACCAACATCGGGAACAAATATTGTTACAACTGTTCAAGGAACTACAACAACTGGTGCTGGTGCATTTGTTTATGGTGCATTTGGTGCAGCTGCAACTTCAGGTGATTATACTCTTGGACTTAAAAATTGGTTCGGCACTATGATTCATAGTTTAACATTGGATTACAATGGAACTACAATTGTTCAACAAACACCATATGTAAATATGTGGAATGCATTTAAATTAGCAACAAGCTTGTCTCAACAAGATATTATTACTCAAGGAACTAAAATTGGTTTCTATTTAGATGAATCTACTGGATTTCAATATTTCCCAACTGCAGCAGGAACTGCTCTAGGGGCATATACTTCTGCTGCAGATTTCCTAATGGATGGAACATGTAATAACACAAATTTTGCCGCATCTGCACTTGTTTCTGGTGTATTTAATGCTTTTGATGCGGGACAAGGTAATGAAGGTTATCGTCTTAGACAACAAACTATTAACTTTGATGTAGATGGTTTAGTAACATCAGGAAATACTCTTGCTACTGGTGCAACTTCTGCTACATATGGAAGTCTTCTTTTTGGTGGTGTTTCTACTTTAACTAACTTATGGAAATCATATGTTTTGACTAAAATTTCAGGTGCTGCCACATCGTCTGGTGGCACTGCAGGTGTTGCACCAACTTATAGTGCGATTACTTCGCCTGTATTCCAAATTAATGTAATGGCAACTATAATGTTAAAACATGTTCATAGTTTTTTCAATATGTGCCCATTACTTAAAGGTGTGTTCATGAAATTAACACTAAATTTAAATAACACTTCTACCAATTTAACATCTGTTTTAGGAATGAGTGCAGGAACTGGGTTACCAACCCAAGCAGGATTACATATTTCTGGTGTAAGTAATGCTGTTGGTGGTGTAAATCCTTTAATGATTTCTTCACCAGCAACTTCTAACGGTGGTGTTCCTCTTGCTACTGTTTCTGGTGCTGGTGCAACATTTGCTGTTGCTGGTGGTCAAACCAATATTTTATATGTTGCTAATATTGCTGTTGGTTCTCAATGCTTAGATAATAGTATTCGTAATACTGCTGGTGTTACTACAGGAAATCTTGCTAAAAGTATTTACTTATATGTTCCTGCATACACTTTTAATCCTGTATTTGAACAAGCCTTTCTTTCCACTCCTGTTAAACAAATTAAATATACTGATATTTACCAATATCAAATTCTCAATGTTCCTGCTAATGGTATGATTAATAACTTAATTACAAACGGTATTGCAAATATTAAGAGTATCCTAGTTCTTCCATACTATTCTCCACTTGCAGGGACTGCTGTTCCAAATGTTAAATCTGGATTATCTATTAATAATAATACTAATATTTTTTCAGGACTTCCTGTATGGCAATCTCCTTTTGACCCTGCTGGTTCTGGATGCACTTCTCCATTATGCCACATTACAAATTTCAATGTGCAAATTTCTGGTCAAAATGCCATCTACAACCTTCAAAAGTATAACTTTGAACAGTTTAACAACCAACTTTATGGTCAGAATTCCGTTAATGGTGGTCTTACTGATGGTCTTACATCTGGGCTCATTGGTCGTCAAGAGTTTGATATGGAATATTGCTATTACTATGTTAATGTTGAACGAATGCTTCCTGTTGAACAATCTGTTCCTAAATCAGTTCAAATCATTGGTCAGAATGTGTCATCCAAAGCATGTGATTACTATGTATTCGTTGAATACGGTATTGAAATTTCTATTGACGCTCTTACTGGTGCTCGGGTATAAATCCAAATATCCAATATTATTATTATATATAATAATTATATATATACTAAAAAATATATATATAACTTTATTTTTTATTATTATTTTTGGATTTTTGTAAATTAATAATTAGATAATATTAATTAATAATTAGATAAATCAAAACTATTTAAAAAGATGATTGATTTAAATGTTAATGCCAGTTATACAAATAGATGCAAGTCCAGCACAAATTAAACGATTACGAAAAGGACATAAAGTTAGGGTAAAGAAAGGTGAAGGTTTCTGCATACTAGTTCATCCTCAAACTTATAATTTAGTTTCTAGAACATTTAATAAAAATAAAGGTTCAGAATTACAATTAACACCGGAAGAAATAGATATGAATCGTAATAAACCACAATCAATGCAGGGGTCAGGATTATGGGATGACCTTGGTAATAAAATAGCAACCAACCTAGGACGATTAGCCGATAAAGGAACAACTAAATTAGAAAACATGATTGGTGAAGGTATGCATGGTTGTGGTGCATGGGATGATTTCGGTAATAAAATAGCCGGAAACTTAGGACGCCTTGCCGATAAAGGAACAACAAAATTAGAAAACATGATTGGTGAAGGTGTTCCTCGTGATCCAAGACCAGTATCTAATTTACATGATAAAGTAGCAAAGGCAAAACTTCAACAAGCATTAAACGAACATTTAGGAACTAATTACGGATACTTAAACCGTGCCGGTTTAGACAATGCTATTGCTGGTGCTAAAAGTGCAGCAATGGCAAAATTAGGAATTGATTCCCGAAAATTAATGTCTCCTGTTGTTCAAGGTTACGGTATGCCTCCACCTTCTCGTATGGTAGGCGGACAACTTGAACGGGCTAGTGTTGGTCGTAATGGTGGAATGCTTTCTACATATGTTCCTCCAGCATTAGTTTCTCAGCCATTCAGTGCAAACTTCCAATTCCAACATTTCCTTCCTCCACAATACCAACATTTTAATTCTGGTGGTGAATTTGATGGACAAGGATTTCATTAAATAATATATAAAGGTTAAATAATATTATATATTAATGTCATTAACAGATTCCCAATTAACTGATTTAGCAAAACGAATGCGAATTCCTCTTGCAGGTATAGTTTTCAAAGACGAACTAAAAGCACCATTAGAATACAACAAAGCATATATTGTAAATTTACAAGATAGCACTGACGATGAAGGAAATGAAAACGACGGCACACATTGGACATTATTACAATTAGTAAAATATCCAAATGGTAAAATTGATAAAATATTTTTTGACCCTTATGGTGCTCCTCCATCAACTAATATTAAAAAAGCAGTAGAAGAAACAACTAAAACAAAAGGATTACCTTATACAGAAAAAGATGTTCAAAGTCTTATGAATAATGCTTGTGGATGGTATTGTTTAGCATTAGGACATTTTATTAATGCATCACATTATAGGTCAGGAAGTTTATATGACGATGTAGGATGTTTTATGGATATGTTTGATGACCTTAATAAATCAATAGATTTTAAAAAGAATGAATATATTCTAAAACATTTTTTTAGGTCTGAAGACCCGTCACTTCGTAAAACAATTGAAGTTATAACATCAGATGATGAAAAAGGGGGTATTGATGCATTCGGGAAAAATATGACTAAAATTCCTGTCAATGTCAATTTAATGGACAAATAGATATAAAGGAATAATTTCATTATATATATAATGAGTGAAGAAGCATCTACCACAAAATATAGTTCATATACTCCTGCCCAAAAAAGGGCATCTCAACTATATCGCCAAAAGAATAAAGACAAAATTAATGAACAACGAAAGAAATATTACCAAACTAGAAAAGCAACCGACCCTAAATTTCTAGAGTATAAAAGACTCAAGGCTAAAGAATACTATGAAAAAAAGAAACTAAATAAAGTAATAAGTCCTTTACCAGAAGTCAATACAGAAATGAAAGAACCAGAAATAGAACAACCAAAACTCATAGAACAAATTATTGAACAAGTATCTAAAATGGAAATTACAACTCCTGAACCTAGCGTCCAACCTTCCACATCGTTAAAAGGAAAACGTTCGTCTAAAAGTAAGAAATTAAAAACTGATTTAGAAAAAGTAGATTAAATAATTTATATGAGGGGCGAAAGCCCAACATATAAATTTAAACGGCTATAGTAGGGTTCGAACCTACGACTTTGAGATTAACAGTCTCACACTCTACCAACTGAGTTATATAACCAAATGTAAGCGGTGGGATTCGAACCCACGAAGTCTAAACACAGGGTCTTAAATCCTGCCCCTTTGACCGCTCGGGAACGCTTACTTATTTTTTCATTACCAAAAACACATATATGAATTGCTTATATAATCAGTTTTTGATATGAACGGATATATTATAACCTTATACTATATATATATTATCTCTTTAAGTTGTTTATTCCATTCCAGTAATAGAATTTTCAGTATCTGGATAATGGTGTTCAATAACTCTTTCAATTTCTTCTGCAACAAATTTCTGCATCCAATCAGTTCCAACCATTTGTAGTTTCATTCCAATCTTTAAAAATATAGATTCATGAAATTTTAGTTGTGCCTTTAATATTTCTATTTCTTTTTGTAGTTCAACGAATTCTTTATGTTGTTCAACAATACATCTATTGAGTCGTTTAATATCTTCTTTCACACACCATGATTTAAAATAATTAAATAAATTATATACTACTGACATATTAATATAATATATACTTAATCTTTATATAATTTAAAGAAATAATTAGTATATATATTAATGGATACTGAAAAGATGATAAAGAAAGGAAAGTATTGGGTGTATGAAACTGGATGGTATAAAGACCGGCGACAAATAGTAAAAGAAAATAAGGATGAGAAAGAAGAAAAAGGTGTAGATATAATGGATTTAAATTATAAGTTCAAGAAAGTGGGGGAATTATCTAAATATTAAGATTAATATATGTATTATGATGTAAAAAGTTAATATATATATTAATTAAAAATTTTTAATTAATCATTTCCTTAATATTTATGATGATTATTCATATATTAATCTTAATATT